GACAACGGGCATCCTGTTCAAGATTCTGTACCACGCCGCACGGCAGAAGCCCGGGCCTGATGGCATCCGGCGCACACGTTGGGTCGTCGTCCGTAACACCTTGCCGCAGTTGAAGGACACGACCCTCAACTCATTCTTCACGTGGTTCAAACCCGGTGAGGCCGGGGAGTGGCGCGTGACCGACAACAAGTTCATTTTCAAGTTTGATGACATCTATGCGGAAGTCCTTTTTCGTCCACTTGACACGGCTGATGACGTGCATCGAGTCCTCTCTCTTGAGGTCACAGGCGCTATCCTTGACGAGTTTGTCGAGATACCAAAGGCCATCGTTGAAGCTCTATCCGCCCGCTGTGGTCGGTACCCCTCCGCGAAAGACGGCGGGCCGACGTGGTGGGGAATGTGGGGAGCCTCTAACCCGGGCAATGAAGATGACTGGTGGTACAACTGGTTGTACGAGGAGAAGCCGGAGAATCTAGGCTACTTCGAGCAGCCGAGTGGGTTCACCCCGCAGGCCGAGAACATCGAGAACCTGCCCGGCGGGCACGGCTACTACCACAACCTGATGGTGGGTAAGTCCGCTGCGTGGGTGAAGCAGTTCATCGAGGTCAAGTGGGGCTACTCCCTGCGCGGCAAGCCGGTGTTCAGGACGTTCAACCCGGAGCTTCACATCGCCCGGTCGCCGCTGATCTACAACCCCCACCTGCCTGTGGTCATGGGCTTCGACGCCGGGTTGACCCCCGCCGCCATCTTTGGCCAGCAGGACTCGAACGGGCGCGTGCTTGTGATGCGTGAACTGGTCAGCGAGAACATGGGGGCCAAGCGGTTCTGCCGCGAGAAGGTCAAGCCCCTACTAAACAGTACCTTCCCGCACGCCAACCTGCTGGTGCTCGCCGATCCGGCGGTGTCCCAACGGGCGCAGACAGATGAGCGAAGTGTCAAACAAGTGTTGGAGGAGGAGCTTGGCGTACGTGTTAAACCAGCGTACAGTAACACCTTAACTGACCGGCTCGGCGCGGTCGAGGAGTACCTGACGCGGTTGACCGAGGTAGGCCCGGCGTATCTGGTAGACCCGAGTTGCAAGACGCTGATCCGTGGGTTCACCTCGGGGTACCGCTACCCAGTGAACCAGAAGGGTGTGACCGGGGACAGCCCGGAGAAGAACTTCTACAGCCACTGCTTTGTCGCAGGGACGCTGGTGGCAACCCCAACCGGCAGCCGGGCGATAGAACGGTTGATGCCGGGCGACGTGGTACTTACCCACGGGGGCCAGCAGCGGGTCACCGCGACGATGAACTCGGAAGCAGACGCCACGGTAGAGATGGTGTTCTCCGACGGTACATCACTACGGTGCACGCCTGACCACCCGTTCATAACTGCGCGCGGGGTTGTGCGCGCAGACGCGGTGCAGTATACTGACGTACTGTTTAGTAACAAGGAAACGCCGTGTACGTCGAGTTCGAGGGGGTTAGGTTCTACCGCAAACCGAGCGGTTACTTGGTTGCTGCGCCGGGTAAAAACGTGCGTGGGGAGAGGTACCTCCACCGAGCGGTGTGGGTACACCACGACGGCCCTATACCGGACGGATACGATGTCCACCACGTCGACCATGACCGGGGGAACAACGCCATCGGTAACCTCCGGTGTCTCCCCCGCAAAGAGCACGCCGCCTACCACGCGCGGCTCAGGGTCGACGCCGGCGACCCTACCCTACTGCGAGGTATCAAAGCTGCACAAGAAGCCGCGAAAGCGTGGCACCGATCCGCAGAGGGCCGCGAGTGGCACGCTGTGCACGGTAAGGCGGTGGCTGCAAGCCTGCCTGACGAGAAGCGTACGTGCGTGCATTGTGGGGGAACATTCACCGGCAAACGGAGCAAAGCGAAGCGAGGGTTCTGCTCCGCCGCGTGCCAATCCGCTGCTCGGCGCGCCTCCGGGGTCGATAACGAGCCGCGAACCTGCGCGCATTGCGGAGGGGGGTTCGTCTGCAACAAGCACTCAAAGCAACAGGCATGTAGTGCGGCTTGCGGCGCGAAGGTATCTGGAGCAACGCGTTCGCGTGTACGACCTAACCGTTGAGTCCGCTCACGTGTTCTACGCGAACGGTATTCTCGTATCCAACTGCCACGACGCGAACCAGTACATGTGCATGGGGTTCCTCCGCGAATCGCAGCGTGACGCACAGAAACGCAAGGGCGGGTTTACAATACCGCGATTCGCAAACTCCTACGCCTTTTAGGGACTGACATGGCTCAACCACAAACAGCAGCACCCACCGCAGAGCTACCGCTCCAGATCGACGACAACGCGTTGAAGGCGCTCGGCGTCCGACTGGTCACGCGGTTCAACGACTACAAGCGGGAGCGCCGCGAGGTTGAGGTGCAGTGGCTCCGCAACCTGCGCCAGTACCTCGGCCAGTACGACCCGGAGATTCTGGAGAAGATCGAGCCTGACCGCTCGCGGGCCTACCCGAAGCTGACGCGGATCAAGGTCGTCAGCATGGTGTCCCGCCTGATGGCGCTGCTGTTCCCCACGTCCGAAAAGAACTGGGGGCTTCAGGCCAGCAAGTCACCGACGTTCGCCGCCAACACCGTGCAGCAGGTGCTCGACGTGTGGGCGCAGTCGAACCCGAACGCGCAGATCACGAAGAAGGAACTCGACCGCATCCTGAAGAAAGCCGCCTCCATCATGGCTGAGAAGATGGAGGAGGAGATCGACGATCAACTCATGGACATTGGCGGCAGCGCCGCGATGGACTACGTGGCCCTCGTGCGCAAGGTCATCTTCTCCGCCGTGCTCTACGGCCCGGGCATCCTGAAGGGGCCGATGACGGTGAGCCGTCGTCAGGGCGTCTACCAGATCACCGCCTCGGGCGTGATGGTCAGTGAGGAGGACGTGCTGCGCCCGTACTACGAGCACGTGCCGTGTTGGGACTACTACCCCGACATGGCAGCCAAGACCTTCGCACAGATGGACGGCCAGTTCCAGCGCCACGTGTTCAGCCGGCACCAGTTGCGCAAGCTGGCTGACCGCAGCGACTTCCTCGGCGACCGGGTGAAGCGGTACCTCGAAACGCACCAAGACGGCAACTACCGGCGCGAGACATACGAGTCGGAACTCAAGGTGCTCGGCGGGGCCAACAACGTCAAGGACAACGGGCGCAAGTTCGAGGTCATCGAATACTGGGGCTACGTGTTCGGTCACGAGCTTCGCGCGGCGGGCGTGCAGGTCGCGGACAACAAGCTGTCGGATGAGACGCGGGCGACGATCTGGATGGTCGACGGCGAGGTCATCAAGGCCGCTGCCGACCCGTTCCCCGACGGCGTGCAGATGTACCACGAGTTCGTGTTCGAGGAGGATGAGGTCAACCTGATGGGCAGCGGCCTGCCGCCGATCTGCCGCGACAGCCAGCTTGGTGTGTGCGCCTCGACCCGGATGCTCATCGACAACGCGTCGGTCACGTGCGGCCCGCAGCTTGAAGTGAACGTCGACCTGCTCCGTCTCGACCAAGACACGAAGGGCGTCAAGCCGTTCAAGGTGTGGTACCGCGAGGGCGACGGTCAAGCGGCAGCGACTCCGGCAGTGCGCAACATCACCATCGACAGCCACATCCCCGAACTGATGCAGATGGTTGACTTGTTCATGGGGTTTGCGGACAAGGAAACCTTCGTCTCGCCGGCCACCAACGGCGACATGGAGAACAGCCCAAGCGAGCCGATGCGTACCTCCAGTGGGGCGTCGATGATCTTGGGCAACGCGGCGCTGCCGTTCCGTGACATCGTGCGCAACTTCGACCAGTTCACCATGTCGGTCATCCACTCCCTCGCCGAGTGGAACCGCCTGTTCAACACGAACGAGGACATCAAGGGTGACCTGCAACCTGTGGCTCGGGGCGCTACCAGCCTGATCGCCAAGGAAGTCCGGGCAATGGCGCTGGATAATCTGGCCACCACGCTGCGTGAGGACGAGGCAGTCTACATCGACATGCGCGAGTTGGCCCGGTCACGGATCAGCGTGCGCGACCTGCCGACTGAACGCCTCATGCTGTCGGATGACGACGTGCAGAAGAAGCAGGACGCCGCTGCGCAGAAACAGCAACAACAGGAAGCTCTGCAAGAGGAAGCACTACGTGCTACTATCCGCAAAGAGTTGGCGGACGCGTTCAAGGCAACATCGCAAGCAAAGAAGAATCTGGATGGAGCAGACGCCGCGATCTTCAACGCAGTCATGGCCGCAATCGAAAAAGGACTAGACCCCGATGTCATCAAAAGATTTGCTCAAGAGCCTCCAGCCGCAACTGTACAACAACCGCCAGTCGCAGGACTTGGTGCTGGTCAAGGAGTGGCTGCTGGCTAGTATCGAGGAGTTGAAAGAAAGGGCGCTGACCGTGGAGCCGACGGGGCTGGCAAGCCTCCAAGGTGAAGCCAAGGCGCATAAAAGGCTGCTCCGTACCATTACGGAAAAGCCACACAATGTTGACTAACCACCGTGACGTGAGGTAAATAGAGTTATGACAACCGAAAACGAAGATTTTGACAGTGCACTGGGCGACGCGTTTGCTTCACTCGACGCGCCGGCTGCGGGCGCGACTGAGCCTGCCGCTGCTGCGCCGGCCCCGGCTGCCGCTGAACCGGCTCCTGCCGCTGCTGCCGCTCCTGCCGCCGCTGCTCCTGCTGGTGAGCCTGCTCCCGCTGCTGCCGCCGAACCTGCACCCGCTGCCGCCGCACCTGCTGAACCCGCTGCTGCCGCGCCTGCTCCTGCCGCCGCTGCGCCTGCCGCCGAACCGACTCCGGCGCTGAACGCCAACGACCCGGCTGCGTTCGCTGCTGCCGTCGCTGCTGCCGTCGCTGCTGCCAAGCCCGCTGAACCGGCTCCCGCCGCTGCGCCGGCCCCGGCTGCCGAGGAAAAACCAATTACGATTGACCAGTTCTTGTCTGATGACGACAAGAAAACACTGGGTGATTATGACAAGGAATGGGGTGAAGTATCGAAAGCCGAGGGCATCCGCCGTCGCGCCGAGATGCAGGTACTTCAGGCTCAGACCTTCCGCGAACTTGGGAAAGTGCTGGCACCGATTGTGCAAACTCTGCAACAGTCGCAGGTAACTTCCCACTTTGCAACCATCCGTAGCGCGCACGCGGACTTCGACAGCGTATTGCCGAACGTGCAAGCATGGGTGGCCAAGCAGCCCGCTCTCTACCGCCCTGCGTTGGAGCGCGTGTTGAATCAGGGTACCGCCACCGAAGTTGTCGAACTGGTGGGTGCCTACAAGCAGGCCGTAGGACAGACGGGTGCAGTGCCAGCAGTACCGGCCTCGTCAGTTCCGCAAGCCACAGCCGCCCCGGCCACTGCCCCAGTGGTGCAAGCGGCACAACCTTCTACGAAGCCAGCAGTGCCGGCAGCCGCCGTCGCCGCTACCGCCGCAGTCGTGAGTCAGCGCAGCAACAACCAATCCGCTGCCGACCCCAACGACTTCGACGCCGCGCTTCGTGAAGCCCTTGGTGGTTAAACGAAACTGAAGGAGCAACAAAATGGCCTCAATGGTTTATGGTGATATTACCCCGCGTCAAGCGGCTTTCTCGGTAGCGAACCTGCTGAAGCGCGCACAGCCGCTTCTGGTGATCGAGCGTTTTGGTCAGGTCTACATCCTGCCCAAGAACAACACCCGCATCGCCAAGTTCCGTCGCTACTTCCTTGAGAACTCGACCGGCTCCGTGTCGGGCAACGCCGGTAACGCCGGTATGCCGCTGGCCCTGACCCCGTTGGTTGAAGGCGTGACCCCGGCTGGCAAGAAGCTGGCGTCCAAGGACTACACTGTTCAACTCGAACAGTACGGCGATTTCATCGGCTTCACCGATGTCATCATGGACATCCACGAGGACTTCCCGGCAGTGCTCCGCGAACTCACCGACATTCTCGGCGAGCAAGCTGCACAGACCGTCGAAACCCTGCGCTTCAACGTCCTCAAGGCCGGTACCAATGTGTTCTATGCCAACGGCGTGCTGCGTACCGACGTGAACACCCCGGTGTCTCTGGTTCTCCAGCGTCGTATCACCCGCGCGCTGAAGCGTCAGAATGCGTCGCCGCACACCACGGTGGTCAAGTCCACCCCGGCGTACAACACTCAACCTATCGAGGCGTCGTACATCGGCCTGATCCACCCCGATCTGGAGAACGACATCCGTAACATCACGGGCTTCATCTCCACCAAGCACTACGCCTCTGTTCAACCGATGGAAGGTGAGATCGGTGCGGTCGAGGACGTGCGCTACATCCGCTCGACGGTGTTCCAGCCGTGGGCCGATGCCGGTGGTAACTTGGGTCTGATGCTGTCCACGACCGGCGTGAAGGCCGACGTGTACCCGATCCTGTATCTGGCCCGCGACGCTTACGGTATCGTCCCGCTCAAGGGCGACGCCGTGAACGGTAGCTCGGTCAGCGTCATGGTCGTCAACCCGAAGCCGACGAACACCGACCCGCTCGGTCAACGTGGTACCGCCGCATGGAAATTGTGGTCGGCCACGGTGATCTTGCAGGACGCGTTCCTCATCCGTGCGGAAGTTGCGGCTACCGCCTAATCGGTAAGCAACCATCTACCCCGGGGCGACCCGGGGTAGTTCCACGGAGGTACGAACATGGGCACCACTACCCTGACAATTAAGACTGCGGTGAACGGGTTCACGATTGAATACCGTGACCCGGAGATCGAGCAAGCGAACCGAGGCGACGGCCCTTGGATCGACCCATACAAGACCGTCGTGTGCAAGACTGCGGAAGATGTTTCTGCCGTTGTGACTTCTATCCTCCCCATCATGCTTACCGATGAGGAAGAAGATAACCCTGCCGATGAATTCAAGTCGGCGTTCAAACAAGCAATCAAGGAGCTATCGTGACCGAACCCACTGAAAACACTAAGACCCAAGCCGAGATCGACGCCGAGATCGCAGGGGCCAATGCGGACGCTGCCGTGTCCGCCGCCGCGCAACCCGACGCTGGACTGACGCCCGCCCAAAAGGCGGCTGCCACCAAGGCGGCGAACAAGCTGGCTGCGGCGGCTGCCGGCGCTGCTCCCGACGCGAATGAAGCGAAGGCCGCAGTGAACACCCCGGCGAAGCCGAAACGGGTTAAAATCATCCTCGACGAAAACGACGCGATCCCTCCGGGTGGCCAGTTCTTCGGCGTGAATGGTACCGGGTATCAGATTCAGCCCGGCAAGGAAGTCGAAATCCCCGAGTTCCTGCTCGGTGTGATCGACAACGCGGTTACCACCAAGCCGATCTTGAACGATGATGGTCAGGTGGTCGGATACCGCGATGTCCCGCGCTTCCCCTACCGGATCGTAAAGTGAAATGAACCTTCAAGAGCTACTGGATGAACTTCGTGGCAACATGCTCCGTGACGTTTCCGACGCACTGGGCGATGCCACGGACAAGCTGTGGACTGACGCTACCCTAGTCCGCTACATCAACGAAGGGTACCGCCGGTTCTGTCGCCGTACGCTCTTGATCCGAGACGCCTCCACGCCCGATGTCACGCAAGTGGCACTGGTCGTGGGGGTTGATCGTTACCCGCTCCATAAAGACGTTCTTGCAGTGTTGACCGCCCGGCTTGAGGGCAAGGAATACGACCTGCACAAGACCACGCACGACAGCCTCGCCGGAGCAGTGACCAACTCCGACCGCGCTATCGTCACGAGCATCACCCCGGCCAATCAAGAACCGCGCTGGTTCGCAATGGACGAGGAGAACCGCATCCTTCGAGTGTCGCCCAACGTAGGCGCTGACTTCGACGGCAAGATCATCCAGATGCGGGTAGCGCGTATGCCCGCAGCAGTCCTTTCCATCGACAACCTCGAAGCGGAACTCGAAGTCGACGAGGACTATCACCTCGACATCCTTGAGTGGGCCGCGTACCGCGCGCTCCGCAACCACGATGTCGACGTGGAGAACATCGGCAAAGCCACGTCGCACAAGAACAGGTTCAACGAAGCGATTGCAGAGGCAGAGAAGGACAGCCGCCGGGCGATGTTCGCCCCGGTAGAATTCGTATTTAACAGCAGGTGGTGATATGGGAATGCTAAACACAGCTTCGGGTATCGGCAAGACGGGGTTGGCGACGCTCGCCTACCCATTCGCCGCTATCGGTACCGGCGTGCGCGCCGGGGTTGCAGACGCGGTTGGTGCTCCTCGCCCGACGGACACGGCGGCAGACGCCGTGGCTGCTTTCGGCGCATCGGGTGTCAACGACCTCAAGACCAGCTTCAACGAGGACGTTGCCGGGCTGAAGAAGGTGGCCGCAGGGGCGTTCGGGTTGTCGCCGTCCGCTCCTCCGACCGTGGTTGGGCAGACCCCGGCGGCTCCTGCTGCCGCAGCCGCGCCTGCTCCTACCTCGACGCAAGCTCTGCTCGACAAGACGGCTAACACGATTGCCAACACTCCGCTCGACGCGGTGCCGTCGAACAAGTACGACGATGTGGTCGCGGCGGTCGCCGCCAAGGGCGCGCAACAGAACAACTTCACCGACTTCAACACGCCGGGCGTTACGCGCGCCGGGGCGGTGCAGGCTCCGGCTGCCGCAGCGGTGCCCGTGGCCAAGCCTGCTGTGCCGACGATGAACCCCGTCATCATGGAGCAACAGCAGCAGTTGATGTCGCAGATCGCTGCTGCGCAAGGCGTGGTGCAAGCCGGCTCCAACCGCGACGGGTACAAGATGGGCGACGTGACCAAAGCGTTAGCGACGATGAACCACCTGTCGCCGCTCGTCGCCAGTTCCAACAACCTGATGGCTGCGAACTACGGAGTCGATGCGGGGATCATCAACCACGCGGCGGACAACGCAACGCGGACGAACATCTCGAACGCGGGCAACGCGACCGAGATGGCCAAGGCCAACCTCACTGGGCAGTACGGAGTCGAGGGGCACAATATCACCGCGCGAGCCAACATCGAGCTGGCGAACCAGAAGGCCCAACTCGACGCTCTCAGCCCTGCCGGGCAGAAGGCGCTTGTGGAGGCGCGTACCGCCGCTCGCAACTTCAACGACACGGCGGGCCTCGCAGGCGCAGAGCGCGTTCGCGCCGTGATGGGCAAAGCGCAGGACTTCCAACAAGTGAAAGACGGTATCGGCGTCACTCGCGGGCGCATGGTCGATGGGAAGTACGTTCCCTTCGTCGACAACGAGATCAACCAGATTGCTCCACCTCCTAAGAAAAAATGACACATGGCACTCAATCTGCAAAGTTCGGACGCGCTGCTTACCAACCCGGCGCTGCTCGCTCAATACTGGCAGGAACGCGGGGCAGCAGAAGCAGCGGCGCAAACCGCGAACCGTAGCCGGACAGCCGGCGAGGTAGTAGGTGATCTCGGCACCCAGTTGCTTCAGGGTGCCGTCGGTCTTGGCCAGTCGGCGTACGGCGTCGGTAACATGGCGACCCTCGGGCTGCTTGACCGTGCCACGGGGATGTCGAAGAACTTCAACGAGACGAACCAGATTCTCGAAGGGTGGAAGTCGGCTCCGACTCAGGCAGCCAAGGCGCAGGGTAGCGCCGCGTTCGATGAGGGCATCGGCGCAGGGATTAAGGAGTACGCCACCAACCCGCTGCTCCTGCAAGACCTGCTCGCCACCAACGTGCCGTCGCTGATCCCTGCGGGGGCCGGCGCTCAGTTCGCCATGCGCAACGCAGTGGGCGCGGAAGCCATCGCCAAGTACGCAGCGCGCGGCGCAGCACGGGCCGGCGCAGCGCAGGCCGGCGGTGCCGCCGACATCGACACGATCAACGCCGCCCGTGAAGCCGGGATGTCCGAGACGCAGGCGCAACTCGCCGGCCTCGGCGCAGGCGTCGTCACTGGGGCCATGACCCCGGCGGTGTCGCACCTCACTGGAGCCGCGCACCTTGAAGGGCTTGCTGCGGCCAAGCTGCTCGGCCACAAGAACCCCGTCAACCTCGCAGGGCAAACCGTCGTCAAGGCGGTACTTGGCGGTGTGGCCAAGGAAGGTGCGGAAGAAACGATCCAGTCTGGTGCTGAGACGGCCATCCAGAACGCGTTTACTGGCAAGGACATCACCAACGGCGTGGCGCAGTCTGCGATCCTCGGTGGTATGGCCGGTGGCATCATGGGCGGTGGCCTCGGTGCTTTCACAGGCCCGCGCAGCGCCACTCCGCAACGCACAGAAATCGCCGCCGCACTGGCGGACAACGCGCAAGCAGCCGGAGCTACGGCGTCACCGTCGGCGCTCGCCACACCGACCTTTGCCTTGACCCCACCAACGGCTCCGGCTGCCTCTGCTGACGCTGGCCTTCAGTTCGAGAGCGCCCCCGGACTGTCGTTCGCCGAACAGCAGGCGCAGGGCACACTCGACTTCGGTACCGCGCAGCCGCGCACTGCTGGCGATCTCACGTTCAAGCCCGCTGAGTTCGAGCCGTACCGGCCCGCAGGCGTGGCCAACCCGACCATCCCGATGGGTGGCCCGGTGCAGCAGCCGCTTATCGTTACTGAGGACGGGGATGTCGGAACGCCGCAGCAGATCGCCGCAACCCGCGACTTGCTTAACGACCCGCTCTACTACTCACAGTTCGCTCAAGAGCAACAGCAGATCGGTGCAGTCGAGCCTTCGCCGACTTCGACGTGGCTGCCCGGCACGCCGCCGGTTTCCGGCGAAGCAGGCCCGCAGGGCGATCTGTTCGGCGTTCAGCCGATGAACTTTGGCCAGTCGATGCAGGCCCGCAAGGCGAGCGCCGCAGAGCAGGCCACGGCCAAGCAGATCGAAGCGACGATGCGCGCCAACGACGCGGTGGCCGCAGTGCACGCTACGGTCGGCGACGCCATACCGATCCAGCAGGCGCTCGACCAGCGGATGCAGGCGCAGCAAGCCGGCCTGTCCGAGAAGGACTTGCTGTCGACCGAGGACATCGTGCGTGAGCGCATGTTCACGACACAGCCTGACGGCACGATCACCAAGTGGAACCCCGACCTGCAACGGCAGGAAGTCGTCACGCCCGCGCAGGCCGACGCTGATGTCAAGGCGGCGACCTCGTGGAAGGAGTTCATGGTCAAGCAACTCGGCGTCAAGCCGAACGACCTACAAGGCAAAGCGTGGAAGGCGTTCAACGACGCAGCCAACGAGAGCGGCGTGCTGCCGGTGTCGGGGGAAGCGGCGGACTTCCTTACCGCGTACGCCAACAGCATCGACCCGGCGGCTGACCTGCCGAAGTTCGCGCTCAAGTTCCACGAGAAGTTCGGAGTACAGGAAGGTGGACAAGCCCCCGAAGCTGCCGCCGCGCCAGTTACTCCCGTCGCCCCCGTTGCGCCGGACGGAGCGGTACCTGACTTACAAGCTGCGCCTGCTGCGGCTCCAGCAGCGGCTCCTACCGCGCAGGTAGCGGAACCCGCTGCCGCTGCGCCTGCCTTCACAATGGGGCGTCAGGACAAGGACACGCACAGCTACACCGACGGCAACCAGACGGTCACGTTCCACAAGGATATGGACAGCGACCTGTGGCAGTGGGAGAACAAGGCGACCGGCGACTCCGGCGCGTTCGATTCGCCCACCCGCGCGGACGCCAAGGCCAACATCGCCACGATATTGGAAGAACGCGGCTCCGCATGGGACACCCGCCAGCAGCAGCAAGGCAACACCGATCTGGCCGAGGGCGTTACTCGTAACAAGTTCAGCCAGAAGCAGTTCGACAAAGAGTCGAACCGTGCGGTCAAGATCGCGCTCGAAAACGACGAGGACGAGACGGCCCACGGTGCATTCCTCGACTACGTGCAGCAGGCGTTTGACGCGACCGGCTCCACTGAGGCGTTGCGCAAGGCCAAGGACTACGCCATCAAGAAGGCCGAGACGATGTTCAGCAAGGGCGACGACGCGCTGACGCCGGCTGGCCTGAAGAAGCTGTCCGCCGACATCGCCGCTGCGTACAACGAGCGACACGACTACATCGCCGGGCGCTCCTCCGAAGGCGGGGTGTTCGTCGACGACGCCCGCTTCTCCCGCGCCGGTACCGACACAGGCAAGGCACTGCACGAGGTGATCCCGCCGCAGCACGTCGAGCGTGTGCAGCAGATGGTGGACTTCGCCAACACGAACCGCACAGGGCGCGAAGCCCCTGCGCAACTATTTGAAACGGTTAACGATTTCAAGTTGTCCCGTCCGCTTGAGTTCGGCGGTGATGACGTTCGGGTACCTGCGGATGCCAAGGGTATCTACCTCGGCGACGGTACAGTCGCGTTGATCGCCGAGAACCTGAAGGACGACAAGGACGCTGCCCGCACGCTCATCCACGAGCGCACGCACGAAGGGCTGGCCGGGTTGCTCGGTGACAACCTCGCGGCGGTCACCAACCGCCTGTGGGCCAACCCGGCAATGCGCAAACTGATGAAGGAGAAGCAGGAGAAGTTCGGCCTCGACCGCGCCACGGCGGCGGAAGAAGTCATCACCGATCTGCAAGAGAGCAACAAGCGACTCACGGGCGACGTGCTTAGCAAGATCAAGAGTGGCATCACCAAGGCGTTCGACGTGCTTCTCGGCTCCAACGAGATTCAGGTCAGCAACGCCGACGTGGACGCGCTACTCAATGACGTTGTGCAGTACCGCAGCAAGGGCGTCACGACGCCCGCCAGTCGTATGACGCAGGCCGACGCGATGAAGCACGTGGACGCCATGATCGGCGGCGTGCCGGATCGTCTTGTGACCGCTCGGTTCTCCCGTGCCGTTGACTCCCTGCGTGAGATCACCGGGGAGGGCACCGACGAGCCGGTAGGCAACCCGTCGTCCGTCATTGGTGGGGCTGTCAAGGACGTGTACACGACTGCTTCGGGCATGATGCAGTCGCTTGCGAAGGGCAACTTCGGTTCGCTGCCACGTGAGTTGTACCGGGCAGCCGGGGTCGGTACCATGCACAGCCACTTCGGCAACCTGTGGATCGACACGGACGAGGCGGGCAACAAGAAGAACGCGTACGACGACTACTTCCAAGCACGGACGGATCACGCCGACGAGCGCAAGAAGATGGTCTACTCGGTGGAAAAGGTGTCCAACGGGTTCGAGAACCTGCGCAAGACCAACCCGGAGAAGCTGCGCAAGGTCAGTGCGATGATCCAGAACAGCACGTTCTTCCAGTTGTTCCCGGGGGCGTCGCCCGAGGATCAGCCCGTCAACACCAAGTTCGACCCAGTGGAGCGCGAGAACGCCCGCACGCTGCTCGCGTCCCTGTGGAAGCAGGTCGGCAAGGACGGCCAGCAGTTGTACTCTGATTTGCAGGACGGGTTCAAGAAGCTGTTCACGGAGCGGTACACCGCCCTGAAGAACAACTTCGCCGACACCAAGGGCATCGACCTTGAGACTGCCGACAAGGCCACGCTGTCCGCCTTCGCAAAGGAGTTCGGCGACTTGCTGGACAACGCGCTGCACACCATCACGAAGGGGCCGTACTCGCCGCTCAAGCGGTTCGGCAACTTCATGGTCGACATCCGCGACGGCAACGGCAAGCAGGTGGAGTTCACCGGCTACGACACCGAGGCGGAAGCGCTCAAGTTCGCGGCAGACCAGCGTGCGCGTTTCGGCAGCAGCTACAAGGTATCGACCTTCGTGCGCAGCGAGTTCAAGCTGGAGATCGACGGCGTTGATCCGAAGTACCTTGACCGCATCCAGAAGGGCGTCGAGGCACGGTATCCGGTGGTCGACATCGACCCAACTCTGCCGCCCGCAGAGCAGGCCCGCCTCGCCGACCGCAACGCACACAACCGCGAAATGCAGTTGACCACCCGCGACACGCTGGTCGACGCGTACCTGCACGTGCTGCCGCAGCACAGCGTGATGCAAGCCGCCAACGCCCGTAAGTACGTCGAGGGCTTCCCGCTCGACG